CCTCTACCCTCCATATAAGCCTGTTTATTTGGACAACGCTTTTCTTCCATTAAACAAACTTCATGTATAACATTAACTGCTGATGTATCAATTGCTGTATCAATAATAGCAATTGCTGGTTTTTCTACAGCACTTACTGATGGTAAAAATCCTGCAGTAAATAATACTACTAATAACCCCACTATTTTTTTCATTATTCCCCTTTTAGTTATCTAAAAACTTTACAACATGGCAACATGGATCTCCACCTTCTTGCCATTCATTTTCTTCTTCTTCTGTCATATAACGATCACCATCATGTGTGAAGCAAAATGGTTCACTAACCCATCCCTCATCAACACCAAGTTGTAACCATGTATCAAAATCCATTTTTTTACTCATAATAATATTATATCCTTAAGCACTTAAAAAGTCAACTGGACCAATACAGGATGTACTAAATACACATGCTGCGTCTAAAGCAAGAGCAAGCCTACGCTTAGGATCTTTATGAGTGCGGGTGGCATGTAATGATCCTAATGCGTAGTCTGCCCCTGAGCCTATGGCAAGATAATCCCTGTCATAGGAAATCATTGTTAAACCTTCTGATTCATGTTCATATAATTTACCTTTAACACCAATAAGAAGAGATATTTCAGATTCTTTTCCACCAATATCCCATTCATTATAAAATGCTTTAAGTGATTTTAAAAATTTACTATGCATAAATTTATCTAAATTACCTTCAGGTTCAGGTGGATTAAAGTTATATTGAATAATCTGAGCATCAAAAGTACCAGCATATCCAAAAATATACCTACCTGTTTTCCATATTTTAGGTTTATCAATAGAAATTATATAATTACCCTCAGATGCACCACGTTCACCTGCAAGATAAACTTTTCCATCTTTCATTATTCCAGCAATACAAGTCATGCCAACCCCTTAACTTTCTTGTTCTTATAGTATATCAAGAATATTTTTATAAGTCAAGAATGTTTTATTTTACTGTTTGACCGCAAGTTGGACAAGTTTTATCATCTTTAGATGTTTTTTTAGTATCTTTAGCAGTATTATTAGATGTTACTGCTCCAGCACCCTTATATTTTGGACGACCAAATCCAACAATAGAAACCATTACTCCTGCTTTATTTTTCTTATATGCACGAAGTTTTTTTGCTGCTTCTCCACCATTTCTTTGGCTACCTTTTTTACCATCTCCAGTAGTATTTCCTTCATAGCACCAAACAGTACCATCTTCATTATCTACTGCAACAATACCAACGTGGCAAATTCCAGTTACTCCTGGAAAATTAAAATATGCAATATCTCCTGGTTCTGGATCTGCAACTTGTGCATCAATCCAAGCATCTGCTTTTTTAAATGCTGCTGCGCCAGCAGGTGTATATACTGTTCTTGGAATTTTTACTCCAGCCTCTTCACCACACCAATTAACATATGCTCCACACCATGGCTGAAAGTTTGTTCCATACTTTTTACCATACTTAGTTTCATTATCTTTTGGACCTTCAATATATCCAATTTGTGATTTAGCAACTTCAAGTAAACGACCAACAGTTCCTGGTTGATGTTTATCTACTGGTGGTACTGGAAAATTATCTTCAGCCATTATTTATCCCAATCTGTATCTTCATCATGATCGTCTGGCATTTCATCATCTTTCTTTGCCTCTAAACGAGCACGAGTTTCCATTTCTGCAGTTCTAATTTCTGATTCAAGTTTCTTATCTGCTTGTGTATTTTTAGCATCCATTTCTTTATTGTCAAGTTGTGCTTTCATAATATCTTTTGCACCACTTTGTCCAATTAATAGACCTGCAAGTGTTCCTGTAATAAAAGTTGCTACAGATCCAAGCACGTTGAAAAACATTTTGTCATTTTCAGATTGTGCTCCTACTGGTTGTGTAACAAATAAGAGTCCATATAAGATTCCTATTGCTGTAAAAAACAAAATTGACCCCAAAGTTATTCCTAGAATAAATTTTAATCTAGCATCAAGGTCTTGTGGCGTTAATCTTTCTTTAGCCATTATTTACCCCCTTTTTTATTTTGATATTCATCCCACACTGTTTGACCAACTAAATCTTTTGAACACGTACCAGAAGGTTCACAAATTGGTGGATTACATTCAACATTATCCCAGTTTGCTGGATCTTGGCATGCATAGCGATAGCCTCCATCATATCCACAACCTGTTAGCAATAATGCTAATAGAGATAATCCGAATATTCTTTTCATACCCACCATTATATCAAACTATTAGTCTTTGTCTTTTGAACCTTTAGCCCCAAAATATCCACCAATAATGCCTATAAGACCTCCAAGGGCTGTTTGAACAAGCGTCATTACTTCTGCTGACACTTCTACTGGTTCGCCTGTTTTTTGAGTTTCAAGAGCGGCAGTTACATAATCTCCAACAATAGCAGTAATAATAGCAAGACCTACCATTACTGATAATGTAAAAATAACTTTATCTTTCATAAATTATTCCTCTTTTCGCAATGGAATGGTAGCAAGCCAAATAACTGTAGCAATTACAGTAAAAATACCTGTAATTTTTTGTGCTGAACCAGTCATTGTTAACCATGCAATAAAAAAACCAAGAAGAGTAAATATTTGAGCAATGCTCTCTTTTACAACTTCCCAAGCATAGTTAAGTATTGCTTTCGCTATTTTCATTATTTCCTCCTAGTCATAGATGCAGCCACTATATTAGAAGCAATAATGACTGGAACTACAATTTCTTGTATTTTTTCTCTTTGATCATCTGTCATATCCTTACCCCATTCTGTAGGACTTGTAAGAGTTTTTAAATCTATATCAGAAAATACAGAAGTAAGAGCACCAACTGGATTTTCTAATAATTTTTCTGCCTGAACTTCAGTAATAGCATCTGCTACGGTATATGGCATTGGAGCATCTGCATTTGCTTCTGATCTTGCTGCAAACTCAATAACAGCCTGTTTAATATTAGGATCAGAATCAACTAATTTTCCTAATAATTTAGCATCATTTACACTAATAACAGAATTTAATTTTTTAAGTTCTGCTTCAGAAATAAAATCAGATATGCTACTATTAATAAATGGATTTTTATCAGGATTTTGAACAGGATCTACAGATGGTTGATCAGTTTGGTCTTGATTTATATCCTCTGGCTGAGATGAAGGCTCTGAAGAAGGCTCAGGATCAGGTGTTGGCTCAGGAGTTGTTTCTGGCGTTGGACTTGGAGTGGAGTCGCTTGGTTGATTTTGTTCGTCAATATTATCTGGAAATCTCGGATCTTCAGGAGTAATTATTTCTGGCTCAACAATAATAACATCTGGATCTGTTGTTTCTTCTGGAGTTGGAGTTGGTTCTGGAGTAGGTTCAACAACATCACTATTTGTAGCATTTGCAGCAGCAATTATTAATTGATTAATTGTAGCAACATCATTTGCTGTAGAAATATTTTGTGTATTTTGTGTTTGCTGTTGTTCTGGTGTCAATGGTGTAGGTGTAGGAGTAGATGGAATTGGATCTGCCTGTAAAGTAGGTGTAGAAGACCCAGGTTGAACTCTCGTTGCCCCCCATTCTTCTAAAGATACAATAGAACCATCATGAAGTCTTACTCCAGTTCTTAAATTAGGATACTCTGGTCCTTGATAACTATATGCTACTGAAATACCACCAGTATTTGTAATAGCAACAAGAATATTAATATTACTTGCCTCTGGTGCATTCCATTGACCAAAAGGTATAACCTGAAGACTTAATTGAAAACCACCTTCAGAATAAGATATATTTAAAGTATCAGGTGCGTTATACCATCCAGAAACCCAGTCCATAGAATATAGTGAAATTGATGGGGTAGATGGATAAGTCCAGTATGTATTATCTGGCTGACCAAATGTAATCACTGAGTTTGTTGTAGCATAAATATTAGAATATTCAACACCATCAAAAGTAATTGTTGTTGCTATTGGAATTTGATATGAAGTATCATCTCCACCGCAGGTATCCATTGTGTGTACCGTTGGAACTTCATCACCCTCATAGGCTGCTGCTATTGTTTGTGATTCAAGATAATTAACACAGGTAGCGTAGGCATTATTTGGTAATCCAAACATACCAACAAATATAATCCCAACCACTGCAATTATGCGTAGGATTTTATTTATTTTGGGACTCTCCTATTTAATTGTTTAATTAAACATATTATATCATTTTATTAAACAAAAAAGGCGTAGAAATTAATCTACGCCCTTAATGTTTAAGTTTTAATTACTTAAGTGTGGCAACCTTTGCCTTTGGATTCTTTGCATTCCACTTAGCAGCAAGTGCATTGAAAGCCTTTTTGATTGCAGTAATTGCAGCATCATTATCAGCCTTTACCTTTGCAAGTTCAGCAGCATGTGCAGCAGCAGAATCTGCAAGTGCCTTTGCACCAGCAGCCTTTTCTGCAGCAACTGCATCTGCTAGAGCCTTATCAGCAATAGCCTTTGCAGCAAGTGCATCTGTTGCAGCCTTTGAAGCAGCAGCAGCAGAAGCAGCCTTTTCTGCAGCAAGTGCAGCATTAGCAGCAGCAAGAGCAGAAGAAAGATCTGAAACTGCTAGAAGAGCAGAATCTGCAACCTTTGCAACAGCAAGTGTTGGAACTGCAGTTGGAGCGGTAATAGAAGCACCAACAGCAACATTTCCAGCAGTTGCAGGAAGTGTAATTGTTGATGTGTACTTACCAACTACAAGTGCATCAGCAGTTGCTGAACCAGCAGTTGCATTAATTGCGGTAAATGTTGGAGCAGTTGCTACACCATTACCAAAAATATCTGTAACAGTTGCTGTTGCAGTTGATGTACCAGAAATATTTCCAGATGCTGGAAGTGAAAGTGATACATTATATGCAGGACCAGCAATACCCTTTAGGTACATTGTTGTTGCTGCACCAGTTACAGTTGCTGTAATAGCAGATGCAGAAGTACTTGTTGTAAATACATAAACAACAGCAGTTGTTCCTGAAGGAGTAACTGTTAATGAAGTAACTCCAGATGCTGATGTAACTGCAGCGTTAACAGCAGAGACAATCTTTGCGTTTCCAGTAGCAGTAAATGTTACTGGTGTTCCAGCAGTTACTGTTGCTGTAAATGTAAGAGCCTCAGATGCTGTTGATGTATCAGACACAACATTGTCATAAGGTACGTTTACAGTATACGGAGCAAGAGCAGTACCAGATCCAGCCACAGATGTTGTGACTGCAACAGTAACGGTATCAGCACTTGCAGGTGTTGCTACAATTGTGCCCAAAGTCATGGCTGCAACCACACCAAGAGCAATCTTCTTAAATGAATTCATTTTTCTCCTTGTTATTCATTATTTATATTAGTTTATATTCTGTCAGGAAATCTCTAACATCGTCAGGCATCTCCTTAGTATCTAATTCTACCATAGACCTTTGCTTTTCTGCAAGTCGAGTAGCAGAACTCCAAGTATGAACATCAATCTCTAGATTAGAGTCTCTACTTGTATGCGATATTGCCCCAAATACTGCCCCACAGACAGCATCTGCTAAGTCCTTAGATTTTTTACGTGGGTGATCTACACGATTATTTTTCATAATCTTCAACTCACTCATTTCTTCAAGAAGCAAAGGAATATTAGGCATTGCAATTCTTTCTTCATATATCATCATTGCTAAATCTTCATAATGTTTTTTAGCAACAGAAACAGTATCAGTTCTCATTCCTACCGCTTTTAATTCTTGCTGAATATCAAAGGACTGCCAGCGGTCAAATGTAACCATACCAATATTAAAACCTTCTCTACGAAGATTAATAATCCAATTTTTAACTTCAGATAAATTGACAGGACCCTCAACTTTTGGCTCCCACCATGCTACTGCATCTACAACAACAATTGGTGCAACTTGCTCATAATCTTTGATTACCTGAATATTGACCCATCTTTCAACATGTGCAATTGCTACAGCACATTTATCATGTTTTTGTGCAAGGTCAGCATGCACATAATAAACTTTTTCTGGATCTGGCTTAAAACCAACATCAAATCTCCTGTGATTATCCAGTGGATTTCTAAGTGTCATACATTTTTCTAATTTATCTTTTTGTTTAAAAAACGCATCTGATGAATATGTTGGGGTACATAGAAAACGCATCATTGCATCACCCATGTCAGTTAAAAATGCAATTTTAAAATCATCAATTTTTCTAGTGGGATTTACTTCCCATGTAGGTCTTTTTAGGGCAAACATTCTAGGATATTTATAAGACTTAATATGATCTTCTTCCCAAACAATTTCAAATTCATTATCTGGATCTTCTGGTAATTCTTCATTAATAATAAACTTATGTCTACGTTCTATTACATCTTTTTCCATGATTACTTCATCATACCGTTTTGAAATAAAGTCACCCTGATATCGTGGGAATGAAAGAAGAACTATCTTGCCAAGATCTGGAAAACGAGAATCTATAGTTCCACGAAATGCTTTATATAAATTATCAGCAGTTTTTCCTTGATCATTTCCTGTTCCTACCTCTGTAGAAAATCCAGAAATTTCATCAAGAACTGCCATAAGTAAATTTAAACCCTCATGTGATTCACGTTCTGAATGTCCAGAATAAACAGTAATAGATTTATCAAAACCAATACTATCTACTTTTGCTTCATACTTACCAGCAAACCATGGTGATTTTTCAATCTTAGTTTTAAATCCTTTAAAGAAAACATTCTTAGCCTGTTGTGCGTTAATAGCAATATTAATAATATCTATAGCGTCTCCGCTTGGTTTTCCAAAATATCTGGCAGGATCTTTAAGACATAGTAACTTATACACAACATAAGCACAAGCGACAGTGGAAACAAAGTCTTTGCCACTACCTTTACCCAATTGTAAGATGATTTCATTTTTAGTGTATTTGTCATAATAGTTTGAACCCTCTACTGTTCCCATTAATACTTGTAAGTCTTTTTTATAAAAAATTTGACTCATAGCCTCTACAATGTCATACTGAATTGCAGATAGTGGTGGCTGCCCTAAATAATCTGCAGACTCAACAAATGTTTTTACATCTACAGGATTTTCTTCAAATGGATTATCTTGAAGTGCTTCAAGAAAATCATTGAACATTGTGGACAACTGTAATCACTTCCCCGTCTTTTGCAATTGTTGATAATCTTTGCATGATTAAATCACGAACTTCTGGATGAGAAGAAGCAATATCACGAAGAATACCCATAAGAACTTCTTGTCGTTTTTCAATTGCAATCATTTCTTCTGCTAATTCTTTATTTTCTAATAGTCCAGCCTTTTGCAACATATCAATTCGTCTTGATTCAAGATCCATTACTAATTTAATTGCAGTTGTTTTTGCAGGAAGATTAGCAGTTGTATTTGCATCTTCAATAACTTCATATGCTTGTGTAATAAGTTTACTGTAATGTGCATCAGCAGATGCTAATGCTTCTTTTGCACGAGCACGAATAGCATCATTTGCAGATGCCATAACTTTCCATTCATTTAATAATTCGACAACTCTTGTGCGTGGTAAATCAAGAGTTTTAGCAATCCGTGTTGGATCATTGCCTTTTAAATATTCTTCAACAACACGATTAACTTGATCTAAATGTTTTACTATATCTATTTCATTGGTCATTTTTTGCCTTTGCTATTTTTAGCAATACTAAATATCCAATAAGATCATCAATATCATTATCCCCAGGATATTCTGTACCTTTCATAAGTCTATTGAGTTTATCATCAATACGAACATGAAGTTGCTCTCTTGGTCCAGCCTTTGAAAAAATACGAACAGGATCTAATGCCGAGTTTCCATATGCAATATTTTTCTTAACAAGCATGTGTGCAATTTCATGACATGTATTCCAAATTTCTTTACCTGCTTCTGTACCAACAGTAAGCAAATATAATTCATTGCAATTAAAATCTTTTGAATCTTCAAATACTGGTTCTAATGTCATCTTTTACTCTTTCTTAAACCAAACTTAGCAAGGTAGACATAAATGGTTTCAACACTTACTCCACACTCCTTAGCAATTTCTTCTGGACTTTTTTTATCTAAGGTAAAGCGTTTACGTAGCCATACCTCTGATGTATATAGTTTAGCAGTCATAGTATTATTTGTCAACCGCCTTATCCCAGTTATTAATAGCCCAATGTCCAATACCACATGCATCTGCCACATCATTATCATCTATATTAGTATCATAGTTTATATTAATAAACTTAATAGTGCGTTGTTTTCGTATACCCCGCTCATAACCCTTATACCAAGCCTGTGATTTTCCAGGATTTTGTGTTCTAACTATTAATTGTTCTTCTTTAGTTAGTCTTTTATTTCCAATAAAATTTTGCCAGGTAATGGGTGACACTCTTCCAATTTCAATAATATTATTAAGACCTGCTGCACCTATAATTGCTCCTTGAACCAATGCTAGATCTGCAGCAGTTTTAGGACTATTCATAAATACTGTATGTTCAATAACTAAAGATGAGTTAATAAATTTTTGCATTCCAAATAATGTTTTAACTTTTTTAGTTGCATCTATACATTTTTGATAAATATCACTACCTTCAAATTGAATTTTTCCAATAGTTTCTAATTTACCAAACTCAAAATAAGCAAAGGCTAAACTATTAGTGCTTGCATCAATAGCAATAATCTTTGCTGGTTTAGTCTTGATCGTATTCAAAATATCCCTTAATTTCTTTTAACATTTTATCTACTGATTTTTTACTTACATTGCAGTTAGCACAGAATCCAGAATCATTATAGATAGAAAGTTTAGTGCTACAACCGCCTAAACATTTTCTATCTTTACCTTTTCTTTTTTGTCTGCGAGTTAGCAGATATCTTTCAGTAATTTTTTCTTTTGTAGACGCATCTCTACATTCATTACTGCAATATATCTGATAACTTACTTTTGGAGTAAAATACTGATTACAACCAAAATAACTACATAATTTCACTCAGCCCCTCCAGCGGTGTTATTTTAATTACACCAGGTTCAGCAACTGAACATGCTGTTTTTAATGGGCATGTTTTACAAATTTTAGAATTAGAACGATATGTTTTTTGTGGCAATGTTTTATTTTCCCATGCCTTACGAACTGTTCTCATCCACTCAAAAGTATTTTCAATCCATTTAATATAATGTTCATTTACCTCAAATGGATATATGGCTAATTCATGACTATTTTTATTTTCATAAATTAAAACACCTTTAGATTTTTTAAGAACTTTCATATAAATTAATAACTGCATAAGATGTCCAAGTTTTGGACTTCCTTTAGTTTTATAATATTCAAAAGTATCGCTTTGCATTGTTTTAATTTCGCCAACAATTTCTTCATCATTCCACTTCAACATAGCATCACCATAACCAAAAATTGGTGGATCACTATTGATAACCTTAAATTCTGTTGTTGGCTTATTATCATCATCTAAATATTGAATTGCAACATCTGCATCTAGCATAGCCTGTTGAATTCTATCGTGAGAATTAGTTCCAGATGTCATATTTGCTACACCATATGGAGTATCATTATTTTCAAAAATGTTACCCTCAAATGCTAAATACCAATATCTAGCACATTCTCCATGACCGTATACCAATGTTGATGGAGCAAAAGTCTTTTTTGTCTGGTGTTTTGAAACACGTTTTACAACATAACCTGAGTTAATTTTTTCAATCAAACCATCTGTATCAATAATCTTTAATTTATCTTCAGGCTTGAGCATTATTTGCTTAAGTAAGTTTTTTGTCATTATAATCCTTTTTATCTATTATATCATTCATCGCATTATGTACTTAAGCGCTGAGACAAGATCATTAATTGCTTCTGCTGCTGTATAGTAAATATTCTTTTTGCCTCTGTCAGACTTATCAACATTTGTCATCCAAGTTGCCTTAAATGCCATCTTTGCTGCAATAGCCTGTAATCTAACAATTTCTAAACTAGCCACCTGCGGTGGAATATCTGGTTTAATAATAAGTTTAGCAATCATTGTTAATGCGGTAGTTAATTCTTCATCTTTCATATAATCCGCAATCTCGGATAATCCATTAACCATATCTAATGTTGTTTTTGATGATTCAATCTGTTCTGCCATTTTTATTCTCCCATGTTAATTGATCAAGTAAATCAAATTCTATAATAGCAAGACGTATTTTTTTATTACCCTCACCTAAAATAACAACAATAGCAGGAGACTTATCAGTGCCAGCCTTAATGCTATCTGTTACAGCCTTAGCCCATACATCTTGATTTAAAGTAAAAGATTTTGCTGTTTCTTTAAAATCTACAACAAAATTTCTCCAAGTAGCATCACCCTTTTTAGTATTTCTACCAGAATTTTTATGTTGGGTTGCCCCTATTCTTTTACTTTCGCTCTTCTCGCTCATAATCCCTTTTCTTCTTATATCCAATATGATAAAGTTTAACTTCTGTTAAATGTTTATCTGAACACATCCAGGAAACCATTCCTGTATCTTTATATAATCGTAAACTTTTTACTTCTTTTTTACAAGTTTTACATATAAACTTGCCCTCATAAACAGTAAATTTATTAGACATTATTTAACTTACTTTTTATTGATTCTTGTAAGTCTAAATCCTCTCGTACTCTAGAAATAAGACCATCTCTACCTTGTACTTTTGTACCATCTTCAAGTTGATACCAAGCACCTGTACGATTAATTAATCCTGCTAATTCTGCGGTATCAACAAGATCTCCAATAGTATCAATACCTAAACTATCCCCTCTAAAATAAAAGTCATATTCACCAGATTGAAATGCTGGAGAAGTTTTAGAAAATTGTAATTCCCATCTGACTTTTCTACCAATTTTTTCTTCAATAAGTTTATCTCCAGAGTGGATCTTTCCTTTTATTGCTTGGTTGTCCGATTCTGATGAAAATAATTTAATAACAGTAGAGGAATAAAACTTAGTAGCCTGACCACCAGTAGGCTGCTGGCTAGTATACATAGCACTAATATTATTACGAGACTGGCTAATAAGGACAAGGAGAGTAGGCTTAACTTTATTATTAGCATAGTTAAGCATTTTCCATGCATTGCTAAAGTCTCTAGATTCCGCTCCAATTTGTTTTGTATTTTCAAGTTGTTTAAGTTCATCTGAGTCCTTTTCAAAATAAATAGCAGGAAGTAATGAAGTAATAGAATCTACAACAATCATATCAACTCCAGCCTCCATTAATTGTACTCCAACATCAACCATTTCATTAATGGTTCTAGCCTTTGACACAATTAATTTAGATGTATCAACACCCATTTCTTCTGCCCACTTTTTATCATATGACATTTCTGCATCAATCCAAGCACAGATCTTTCCTTCTTTTTGAGCCAAACCAATCATTTGTAAACATAATGATGATTTTGCAGATGATTTAGATCCCCAAATTAATACTTGACGACCATATGGAAGACCACCATTTAATGCACGATTAAGACCAAAACTTGGAGTTGCTGCATATTCAGTATCTGGAACAGAATCTCCAGACATAATAGCCTTACGTAATTTTGGATCTAATTGTGATAATACTTCTTCAATAGTGACTGTCATTAGAATCTTACCCCATGCTTCTCTGGACGTTCTTTATTAATATTTGCTTTTTCCTGTAAAGCATAATCAAGAGATACTGTTGTATATCCAGATGCTACTAATCCTGCATAAAGATCTAGTGTACGAATAAGAATATCTGCTGTTTCAAGAGCAATTTCTTCTTCACCCTTATCTTTACGAATTGCTTCCATAAGTTCTGAAACTTCAGAAACAATCATCATACATTGTTTTGCAAGAAAAATATCTCCACAATTTAATTCATCTCGCCAAAACCCTTTATTTACTGCTGTTTCGTGTAGTTGTTCTGCTAAGTCATCCAACATTTTTTACATCCTCCATTATTACCGTTCCATCTTTTGTTTTACCAAAACTAAATTTATATACATTTCCTGGCTCTACATTCATATATGCTTTTGCAAAAGATGTAGGAAATACTGTCACTGCATGTAATTCTCTTGTAGCATCAGCCAGTGTTAGTGATGCCATTTTCTTACCAGCCTTAGTCATTCTTGGCTTAAATGAAACTACAAACATTTCATCATCTTTATATGGCAACATTTTATAATTTAAAAACTTTACAAGTGCATCTTTAGATTCTTTAATTTCATCTACAGGAACTGCAGATACAATTCGATTATCGTTAACAAGAATAATATAGGTACGACCAGATTCAATACTTGTATTTTCTTCATCAAATATTCCAACACTACCAGTCTTATCTAGCAACTCTACCCTTGACCATCCTTTTGATCTCTTAATTGATTTTACCATACCCATCAAAATGAATGCACCCTTTTCTTCATATTCTTCAATATCATTAATGTATGCATAGTAGTGTTGTGGAATTGGCATATTAAATTCTGGAAGATTTAAATACTCATATAGATTTTCTTTAACTTTTTCTGGATCTGCTGGATTATCTGGAAAAGTTAAAGCGCCAATAGAATTCATAGCCTGTAAAGCACGACTATTAACTCCATTACCTTTTGTAAAAGTAAACTCTTCTACCTCTTTAAAAGATTTGAACGGACGTGCTGCAATATATCTGTCAGCAATTTTATCTGAAATAAATTTGATAGCCGAAAGACCAAACCTAATACCTTTACCTTCAATTTTAAAATCAATATCCGAATCGTTAATATGCGGAAGTTTAATTGGAATTCCCATTCTTTTTGCTTCAATTAGATACTCCGTTCTTGCATCTTTATCTTTTTCATTTTTAAGAAGTGCAAACATAAATTCCAATGGATAGTGATATTTTAACCATGCAGTCCAATAAGAAAGTGTTGAATATGCTACAGCATGTGACTTATTAAATGAATATCCTGCGTGTGCCTCAAAGTCATGCCAAAGATCTAATGCATCATTTGGAGCAATATACTGTGATGCACCCTTAATAAATCTATCTTTAAATACGTCAAACTCTTTTGCATCTTTTTTCTTACCAATAATTTTACGAACTTTATCAGCCTCAGCCATAGTCATTCCACCAAGTTGAACACAAGCCTGCATAACCTGCTCTTGATATAAAATACATCCATATGTTTCTTCTGTAAATGGTTTTAAAATTTGATGTAAATAATTAATATTTTGTCTACCATGTTTACGTAAAATATAATCTTTACCAATAGTATTCATAGCACCTGGACGAACAAGAGCATTTGATGCTGCAAGTTCAGATAGATTTTTTACACCCATCTTTACTAGTAGATTTGTATATGGTGTTGCTTCACACTGGAACACACCTTTTGTATACCCATCTGAAAGCATTTGATAAACATTCTTATCATCCATATCAATATTAAGAAGATCTATTTTTTTATCATATCTTTCTTTAATAATATCAAGAGTGTCTTTTAAAACACTAAGGGTTTTAAGACCAAGTGCATCAATTTTAATAAGACCAATTCTTTCAGCCTCTTCCATGTCTACCGCCACAACTGGAATACGATCATCTGAGCCAGTTACACTTCTTGTTTCCATAGGCGCATATTTAAATATTGGTTCTTTACTAGTAACAACACCAGCAGCATGAATACCAGTACCACGAATTCTTCCACGCAACTGATCTCCATATCTTATGACTTCAGGATATTTTTCACGGAACCAAGAAGAGTTTTTAGATGTACAGAAATCATCCCATGTGTCAACAGTTTTTAAAACTTTATTTACATCTGAAAGTGGTATATTAAGTGCTCTTGAAACATCTCTTACAACACCTTTATCTTTAAACTGTAAAAATGTAGCAATAGAAGCAACATGTCTATACTGTCTAACAAGATAATCTTTAACTTCTTCACGACGTGAATCTTGAATATCTGAATCAATATCAGGAAAGTCATTACGTTCAGGGTTAATGAAACGGAAAAATAAAAGACCGTGCTCAATTGGATCAATTTCAGTGATTCCTAGTAGGTAACAAAGAAGAGAGCCAGCAGATGAACCACGACCTGGACCAACCATAATGCCTTCTTTTTTAGCCCAGTTAATCATATTACGAACAACCAGAAAGTATGGAGCAAACTTTTTATCACGAATAACAGATAGTTCTTCATCTAGTCTTTGCCAATAAATATCATTACCCAACCAAGCCTTAGTTAATCTTTTTTCTTCTAATGCTTCAAATGCTAAATTGGCTAATTCTTGATCTGGATTTTTATACTGTACTGGTAATAAAGTTAGTCCAGATTTAATTTCATAATCTTCTACTTTATTTGCAATTTCTAATGTATTTGTAAACATATCTTCATTATCTATGTCTTGTTTTACCATACACTCTTTCATTTCTTCATATGAAAGAAGATGAATGTCAAAAGACCTAAAAGACATTTGACGATCTGCACCATATAAATAATCTAGGCGTTCCATCATATCTTTATGCTTTTTAGATTTTTCATATGTTACATCTTTTTGTAACTTAGCATGGGTATTTAAAATAAGCATCATTTCTTGAATTTCTTTTTGACTAATATCAGAATGATGGCAGTCTGGAGTAACTACTATTTTTACATCCATAGACTTTGCTAAATTAATTAATCCTTTATTTACATTTTCAGGATTGTGTGGCATTACTTCAATATAGTAATCATCATTAAATGTATTCTTAAACCATTCAATATGTTTCTTTGCAACAGCAAGTTCATCTAACTCTACCGCTTTTGCTATCCATCCACTAAGACAAGCAGAAGTTACAATAATTCCATCTTTATATTTTGCAAGTGTTTCAAAATCAAATCTTGGCTTACTAAAAAATCCATCAGTCCAAGCAATTTCATTAATCTTATTAAGATTTTCTAATCCTTGTTGGTTCTTGGCTAGAAGGACAATATGATGATAGTTCTGATCAAGTGGGTCAGTGCGGTCTGCCTTTGCCCTCTTATCAGCCATATTAGTCGTCATATAGCCTTCTATGCCAAGAATAGGTTTAATACCTGCTTCTTTTGCAGTACGATACATTTCACGGTGTCCAGACAGAGTTCCATGATCTGTAATAGCAATTGCAGGCATGCCCAATTCAACTGCTCTTTTAACGTATTCCTGCGGAGTAGCCACACCATCCATTAAAGAATAATGAGTGTGGACATGAAGCCCAACGTAATTCATTGATTACCAGTCAATGTTTGTTGAAGTAACTGATGGTGTATCAAATCCAAAATAAAATGCTTCTTGTTCTGGATATGGTACTTCACGAACTACCTTTTCAAGATTAAAATATTCTTTGCCATCCCAATTAAATGGTTCTGCATCTGGCGTACTTGGAATTAATGTGTAATTAGTTTCAGTTCCCTGACCATTACGCTTTAACTTCCAAACTAAATTTGAAATGCTACCTGTTTCAAGTGCATATTCACGAATTGTATTAAATGCTGATTGCTTGCTGATACCTTGAGACCATACAGCAATATATGGATCTTCAGTACCATCATCTACAAGAACATTTGTATAAAAACGAAGACGTGATCTCCAACCGCTCTTTGGTTCTTTACGTGCCATTTCACAACCAAAACAACGACCTTCTGATTCAATAGTACATGCTGCCTTACGCTTATAGTCTTTTGGATTTGTATGTTCTGAAACTACAACTGCAAGACCACGATCTTCATTAAAGTGAGCAGAGTCAGAATCTAATTCATTAACGAAACGAATCTTTGCTGCTTGTCCGTCAGCCAACTTTACCCAACGAACTTTTGTTGCGCTACCTTCATATTTTGGTTTTTCGACTAGGGCGTTAATATTTTTTAGTCCCTTTACAATAGTCATTCTTTTCTCCTTATATAAGTTTTTTCTATTTTAGCATAGCATCTATAACATTGTCAAACTTAAACTCTAACTGTTTAATTTCTTCATCAGTCATATCGCCTATATCTTTATATTTTTTATCTGGCTGAATAATTGTTACAAGATTTCCTAACTTTTCAGAAAGTCTGTCTGACATAATTTTTCCAGCCTCATCATTATCTGCTACTAATACAATGTTTCCAAAGTATTTTTTCAAAAGTTCAATCTGGCTTGATGAAACATTTGCCCCTAGGGTAGCAACCGCAGGGAAACCTATTTGATCTAATCTAATTGCATCAAATGAAGATTCTACAACATATACTGTTTTTGATGCTTTTACTCTATGTAAGTTAAATAAAATTTTGCTTTTAGGAAGTCCAGGGGTATTTTTAAAATCTTTACCCTCAATTGTTCTTGCAACAAATCCAATTGTCATACCATCTGGAGATTGCATAGGAATAGTTACAGAATCTTGCTTTTCAGAATATCCTAAATCAAACTTAATAGCAGATTCTTTTGTAATCTTTCTGCTTTCAAAATATCTCATTGCTCTAGGACTATCTAATGCTTGTTTGTTTAATCTTTTAATTAAAAGTTCATCATACTGAATAAAATCTGGTGGAGAATATAATGTTTTATTAATTAAAGATTCAATATCAACTTCTGTTTCTTTACTTTTAATATATCTTGCAGCCTCAAAATATGTTCTTCCAGTAGTATGCATAATTAATTCTATTAATGTTTTAGTAGTTTGGCAACCAAAACAAAAGAATAATCCAGACTCTTTTGAAACTTCTCCAGCAGGTGTTCTATTGTTATTATGAAATGGACAAAAAATAATATAGTCTGTACCATATTCTGCTTCTATATCTAAGCCAGCACCAGTTATTACTCTATGTATCTGTTGTGTTGTATATATCTCTTTAGCCATTTTTATCTTCAAAATCTTTGTATCTGTAATATCCCTTATCAAAATCTACTTGTATTAAAAAGTCTCCCATGAATCCATTTCTATTTTTTCTGAATGCACATTCAATTATATCACTGTTGGCTCCACGACCTAATGCTAATACCCAGTCAGCATCATAGGCGATTTGTCTTGACCAAGATGTTTGTCCCAAAGTTGGAACGGTAGACATATCTTTAACATCATCTGGAGTAGCAGAAGAAATAGCAATAATAGGAACTTCTTCACTAATAGACATAAGTTTAAGTTCACGAGACAAATTTTTCATTCGTACCGTTTCATTATCAGCCTTTTGATTTGGAGACATAAGTTGTAAATAATCTACAATTACAAAATCTGGTTTATATTGATCAATCTTTCCACGAATAACTGATGGAGTAATTTCTCCACCTTGATCATTTGAAATGATATGAAAGTTTGGCTTACCTTTAATTTTATTTTCATGCCACTTTCGCATCATATCTAGTTCAACTTCTCCATTACTTAATTTTCTATGAGACCAAAGACCTTCGCCCATAATTGCATATACACGATTACGAACTTCTGTCTCTGACATTTCTAAAGAAATTATCATAGGAGTTTTGCCCTGTTTCCATGCTTGTACAGCAAAGTAAAGAGCAAGCCAGGATTTGCCAATACCTGGATATGCAAG